TTTGTCGACGAGATAGGAGAATACCGTGGCTAAAATACCTATCGGTAAGGCTCCGTTTACGGACATCGATCTGAATGACCTACCGGATTTTCTGATCGCAGAAGCCCCGGTAAACAGTATCGTAGATAGCACTACAACGGCGGGCGTTACTTATTTCTGCGAAGCCCCGGTCGGGATTGCGTCCAGTGTTGCGGGCTGGCGTATCTGCAAGTACACCGCTGCTGATGGTACGTTTAAATGGGCCGACGGTAATGCTGCCTATGATAACATCGCAGACAATAGGGCAAGCCTTACGTATTTATTTGCACCAGCATAGATGCAACCACGCGGGTTAGATGATTATCGTAAACTGCTGTCCTCACCCGACGGCAGTTCTTTTTTCGAGGAACTGGTCGGGCCAGAACTATCGGATTTAGTTTGGGTGCCGAACCCAGGGCCTCAGACCGAAGCTTATTTCTCTCAAGCCGATGAGGTGTTCTACGGTGGGCAAGCAGGCGGCGGGAAACTCCAGTCAAATCAATCACTTACGTTAACTCCGACTGGATGGCGACGTATCGGCGACTTAAAAATCGGGGATAAACTATGTGCTACTGATGGCACGGTACAAGAAGTCATAGGCGTATTCCCCCAAGGAACGGTAGACATATACCGGGTTACCCTGCAAGACGGAGGGGTTACCGAAGCAGGACTCGACCATAATTGGCTCGCATGGCGAACACACGCAAACAAAAAGAAAGGCAACGTAATAACTAGCGGCCCTGCATCTGCGCGTAAATGGACAACACGGCAGATGATTGCCGAGTTAGAAAAAGGTCGTCGTAAAGATGGTATAAAGCGAGGCTTTGCCATACCTGTAACCCAACCGGTAAAGTTTAATGTAGCAGGGCGATTGAAAGGCACCGGCATATTTATCGGGCGAGAGATAAGCCCGTATATCCTGGGGCTATTGTTGGGCGACGGGCACATGACAGAGAACGGCATAGGCTTAACGTCTATGGATAGCGAGCTAGCCGACGCTTTTACGTCATGGGCGGGCACAGATTGGGGGGTCTATAAAGAGCAACACAAGCAATCAAGTAGTTATCGGCTACGGGGCGGTAAGCTAGTAACAGTTAAACAGCAACTCACAGACTTAGGTTTGCTGGGTAAAAAATCCCACGATAAATTTATCCCCCGACAATATCTTTTCGCACCCACTGAAGACCGCTGGGCGCTATTCCAAGGACTGATGGACACCGACGGATGGGTAGAGCCTAAACGCGCATGCTACTACACCACGGTGTCAGAGAAGTTAGCCGAAGACGTCGAGCACTTAGCCCGGTCATTGGGCGCGGTGACTAGCCGTACCGAAAAGAATCCTAGCTACACGTACAACGGCGAGAAGCTGAAAGGGCAGAAAGCCTACTGCATACGTATAAAACTACCGAACACTACTGAAGCATTCAGACTTACCCGCAAGAAAGAAATAGCTGCGGGCATCAGCCACCAAAGTGAAGGCAGGATAATCGAAAGCATAGAGTTTGTACGGAAAGACGAGGCTACCTGTATCGCGGTATCGAATGCCAATTCGCTGTACATCACGGATGATTTCATAGTCACCCACAACACCGATCTGATGCTCGGGTTGGCGCTCACCCAACACAAACATTCGCTTATACTGCGGCGCACGAACGCGGAAGCTACGGGACTTGGGGAGCGAACGGCGGAGATACTCGGAACCCGCGACGGGTTTAACAGCCAGACAGGGGTATGGCGGTACAAAGGCCGGGTAATAGAGTTGGGTGGGTGCCAGCTCGAAGAGGATAAACAGAAGAGAAAGGGAAAACCGCACGATCTCTACGGCTTTGACGAGATCAGCGACTTCACCCAAACACAATACGAATTTATTATCGGATGGAATAGATCAGCCGATCCGGGGCAGCGATGCCGTGTAGTTGCCGCAGGTAATCCACCGACGAGGCCCGAAGGGTTGTGGGTATTGAAACGGTGGGCAGCATGGCTCGATCCTGTGAACTACCGAGGACGACCAGCCGAACCCGGCGAACTGCGCTGGTATACAACAGACCCCGCTAGCGGAGAAGAAATCGAGGTCGAAGGACCAGGACCGCACCTAATCGGGAGGCAGGAAGTATTCGCCCGTTCACGCACGTTCATACCGGCAACCTTGGACGATAACCCAGACCTGCGGGAAACGAACTATCAGGCATCATTAGACGCGCTCCCGGCAGAACTTAGGGCGGCGTACCGCGACGGCAATTTCAGTACAGTGTTGGCCGACGACCCGTACCAGTTGATACCGACAGAATGGGTAGCGGCAGCGCAAGCAAGATGGCAACCGCGTCCACCCGTCGGTATTCCGATGTGCGCGATCGGTGCGGACATAGCCATTAAGAAAGATTATTTCGTGCTGGCACCGAGACATGATTCGTGGTTTGCGCCACTGATCAAGATCAAGGGACAGGAAACCGCAGACCCGAAGCAGATGGCGGGTAACGTTATGGCCACGCGCAGAGACAGTGCGCTAGTTATTGTTGACGTCGGCGGCGGGTGGGGGGCTGACTGTTACGCACATTTAGTTGCGAATGGGATTGACAGTATCGGGTACATGGGGGTAAAGACAACCTCACGCCGGGACAAAACAAACAAATTCAAGTTTGCAAATGTGCGCACCGAGGCATTGTGGCGCATGCGGGAGGCGCTCGACCCTTCTCAACCGGGCGGCTCGGATGTGGCGCTACCGCCAAGCTCTACGCTCAAGGCCGATCTGTGCGCGCCGACGTACAGCGTTAAAGGGCACGGAGCGGATGCGATGATCGTGGCCGAGAGCAAAGATTCCGTAAAGGAAAGATTAGGCCGCTCGACAGACGAGGGCGACGCTGTTATTATGTCGTGGTATAAGGGTCTGAAACAACATAACGTCGCGGGGGGTTGGGCCAGTTTAGACCGAGGGCGGCGCATACCAACTGTTAACCGTGGAAAACGGTATCGATAGGAGAACTCAGAATGGGTGGACTTTTCAGCAAACCTAAATTACCGAAAACCGTGGTTAATGAGGCTAAGAAAACTCCGCCACCAATGGTAGACGATGCCGCTATAGCAGCGGCGAAACGTAAATCTATGGCGGCTGCCTCGCAACGTGGCGGACGGGCGAGTACGATACTAACCGATATGGCGTCAAACGGAACCCTCGGCGGGGGTATGTAAGTGGCATACGCCAAACAAATGATAGAGATCGATTCGGGTTCAGGCAGTCTGAAGCCCGAAGAGATCGTCCGCAGGGGGGAGAAACTGTTTAGCGACAGACTGCCACTGCTGTCGATGTGGCAGGACATCGCCGAAATGTTTTACCCCGAACGGGCGGACTTTATGCTGTCACGACAAGTCGGCGGTGAATTGGCGCAAGGGCTGGCTACCGGCTACCCGGTATTAGTCCGCAGGGACTTAGGCAGTTCTCTCGGGGCAATGCTCCGCCCAACAAATAAATCATGGTTTCACCCGCGTGTCGATAAGTGGGATAAGGTAAGTTCCGAGGCCCGTGCTTGGTTGGAAATGGCGGAAGATCGGCAGCGCCGGGCCATGTACCACAAAGACACCGGCTTCAGCAGGGCTACAAAAGAGGCGGATCACGACTTCGCTACCTTTGGCCAGTGTGTGATACAAAAGGCCGTCAACCAAAAGGCCAATGGCCTGATATTCCGTTGTTGGCACCTGCGCGATGTCGCCTGGATGGAGAACGCGGCAGGCAAGATAGATTGCGTGTATCGCCGCTGGAAACCCCATGCGAGCGATCTAGTGCGGATGTTCCCAGACAGCGTATCAAAAGAAGTTAAGGATATTGTCGCGGAACGCCCCTACGAACAGATAGACGTGATACACGTCATGTTACCGGCGGATATGTACATGCCTGGGGAAAAGTCACGATACCCGTGGTACTCGGTGCATATCGAAACGAAAACGAAAAAGGTACTGGAAGCCGTTAACGTTATACAGAACGAATACATAATAGCGCGCTGGCAAACAGTTTCAGGCTCGCAATATGCGTATTCACCGGCGGTTGTTGTGGCTATGGCGGATGCACGCACATTGCAAGAAATGACCGTAACCCTGCTGGAAGCGGGCGAGAAAGCGGTATCTCCGCCGCTGCTCGGTGTTCAAGAGGCGCTACGTTCGGACATAAACGTGATGGCAGGCGGCATAACCTGGGTGGACTACGAATATGACGAACGCCTTGGGGAAGTGTTGCGCCCACTCACGCAAGATTTGCGAGGGATACCTCTCGGCATCGATATGTCGCGCGATGTCAAACAACAATTAGTAGAGGCATTCTACATAAACAAACTGTCACTGCCCCCGCTGGTTGACGGGCAAATGACCGCCTACGAAGTGGGCCAACGCACGCAGGAATATATCCGGCAAGCGATGCCCCTATTCGAGCCGATAGAGACAGAATACAACGCGCCGCTATGTGATAGTACGTTCACCACGCTGTTACAGTTCGGTGTGTTCGGCCCGACATACGACATACCGCAAGAACTACAAGGCAGGGAAGTCGAGTTTACGTTTGAATCGCCGCTACACGACGCGATCGAACGGGCAAAAGGCCAGCGATTCTTGGAGGCTGCTTCACTGGTATCCACCGCTGTCGGTGGCGATAAGTCATCTATCTACGTTCTCGACGTGAAGAAAGGGCTACGCGACGCGCTGCAAAGTTCGGGGGTTCCGGCTGGATGGTTGCGGAGCGAAGCGGATGTAGACGCAGCCGTTAAGCGAGATCAAGCGCAACAAGAAGCGCAGCAGTTCCTCGAGCAAATGCAGCAGGGGGCGAACGTGGCCAAAACAATTGGGCTGACCCCCGCCCCTTCAGGTACGGCTAACACAGGAGCAGCAGGAGTATGAAGCACATAGCGCAACCAGCGCCATACACCCCGGCCCCATATACCGACGCGGACGTGTCGGCGATACAAGCGCTACAACGCGGGGAAGCTACCCCGGAGCAGCAGAAAAGGGCGCTTGAGTGGATCGTAAACGCAGCGGCGAACACATATGATGTTGAGTACCGGACCGACGGCAGAGATCCCGCCTTCTGCTCGGGACGGCGTTTCGTCGGGTTGCAGATCGTTAAGATGCTCAAGCTAAGCTTGGCAGCACTGAACAGGAGGCGGGATTGAACGACGCGGACGTAACCATAGCGGCAAGGGCGGCATACGAAGCAGTGCGTGCCTACCGCAGGGAAATAGGAATGGCGGACATGCTCCCGTGGATCGATGCAGGAAACGCGAAACAAATGGCCTTTGAACAGGCGGTAAAGGATTTGGCCAAGGGTAAGCTGCGGCCAGTGGTGAACATAGAAGAGGCTTTGATAGGCGCGGTAGCAGGCGCAGTAATTAACTGGAGGAAAGTAGATGGCAACAGCACTAGATAGCACTACAGATGCGGGGCAGGCTTCAGATCAAACGACCGGGGTTCAAGACCCCGGTTCTAGTCAAGGGACAACGGAAGGACAACCTGCCGCTCAAACGGCGGGCACCACGGAGGGTTCAGGCGATGCGCAGAATAGTACGACAGCAGGTGATGCAAACGGCACGAAGACGGACGCAACGGCTGCAACCGACCCCACCGGAAGTGATTGGGCTAGTATCCGCGAGAAAGCCGCAAACGGTGACGATAAGATACTCAAACGGCTTGCTCGTTACGGGACTCTCGAAGAGGCGTTAAAGGCGGGGGCGGAAGCACAGAATAAGCTGTACGCTACTAAGTCCCTGGTACGCCCCGACGATAAAGCAACACCGGAAGAGATCAAAGCCTACCGCGAAGCTAACGGCGTACCTGAAACGGTCGACGGGTACAAGGTTGAACTTCCCGAAGGTACCGTGCTCGGCGACGAAGACCAACCGGCGGTAGACGCGTTCCTGAAAGTAGCGCACGAGAACCATATCCCGCCGAAGGTAGCGAACGCGATCATCGCGCAGCAGTTGCGACTACAACAGGAAGCCTATGAAGCGCAGGCGCAGGCGGATGAGACCGCGAGAATCGAAGGCGGGCAGGCGTTGAAAGAAGCGTGGGGGCAGGAAGCACCGGCCAACTATAACCTACTTATGGGTATGCTTGACGAGGCACTGCCAGGGGTAAAAGACAATCTGCTCGGCGCGCCACTCGCGGATGGTACGCTATTGGCTAACAGCCCCGATGTGTTGAAGTTCCTAGCCTCGACAGCACGGCAGCTTAACCCGCTTGCTACTTTCGGCTCGGTTCCTGGCTCCACAACATTGACAGATATAGAGACACGTATCGCGGAGCTTACCAAGATGTCAGGGGATCGTAACTCCGACTACTGGAAGGGAGCGAAGGCCGACGGGCTGCAAAAAGAAATGTCCGATTTAATCAGCAGAAAAGAGTTGCTTTTATCTAAAAAATAGATTACGATAGTGACTCAGTTGTTTATTTTTGTATTAACCACCAAGGAGCATTAGAAATGAAAGCATTAAAATTATCAGTAGCATTATTTTTATTAACACTATTCCCTTTCACAGCTAAAGCAGCGGGACTGTGGGCTTTATCCGGCCAGATCGTTTTGTCTGGAGCCGCAATCGGAACTGTACCGGTATCTGTTCCAATTACTTCAGTTGCTGATGGTCATTATTTCTCTGAGGCAAGTTGTAAATCAGCCTTAAATGAACTTATGCTTGCTCCTGTAGTTCGTGCAACATCAAGTGCGGTAGGGTTATATTACAACACTTTCACAATGGTTGACGGCATACCTGTCGGCACACCTGGGTCTGAAATGAAATTCAACCCTCTAGCTAATGTTACTAAGACAGTGATGGCGGACTGTATCCCGATTGGTCAATAACTAATAAATACCTCCCAAGCCGTGAACTCGGTGATGCTGGTGGAAGCCCAGCACCAAGAAGGATAAGCA